CTCCTAATTTTTATGGTAGAACTGGTATTGATCGCATCCCACCAATTATTGACCACTACTTAAAAGGTCTTAGAATAGGGGGAAGTGCTAATCTATCAATCAAGAGGTCTTAAAAATGCCATACGACTATCCAGCAGCAATCATTATCACAGATACAAATGCCCATACTGGCAGATTTGGTAAGGTGCATTGCCTTGCTGATGCCAGTGCTACTTTTGTTGCTGAGAATATAACAGAGAACGGTTCTTCAACAGTTGCTGGTATTACAATGAAAGCCTCAACAGAAGTTTGTGGAGTAATTACAAGTATCACTCTTGCTAGTGGTCAAGTTATTGCTTACTACTTATGAGTATTGCAAACGCATTAAAGAAAGCAGCTTCCAAAACAATCAAGGTTCTTGGTGGCGATATTACTTACAGAAGAGTCACGACTGGAATATATAATCCTACTACTGGCTCAATGAGTGAAGTAAAAACAGATGTCAGTATAAAGGGTGTTGTGAGCAACGTAACGAGGTCTGAGGTGACTGACCTAGTTTCTAGTCAGGACAAACGACTTACTATATCTGCTGGAGATATAACTTTTACTCCAACAACATTTGATCGGGTTGTTATAAGCGGAACAGAATATAAAGTGGTTCAGATCAATACAAATGAGCAAGACAATACAGCCATCAGCTTTGATATTTTCTTGAGGTAATTATGGCCAGACAGATCAGAGTAGATCAGATTGATGATTTTTTTAGGGATTTAGTTGTTGATCTTGTCAAAGCTACAACTCTTGAGTGGACAACAAGAGTAAAAAAAGCAACACCAGTTAGAATTGTTTATAAGGGTGAGCCAAAGGGAGGTGGCCAGCTTAGGGCTGCATGGCAAACAGAAATAGAACCATTTAAAGGACAAATAACAAACAATCTTGTCTATGCAGAACCAGTCTGTTTTGGTGTAAACCTACCAGAATCATGGGGAGGTGTTTATAGGACAAGACAAGGGACTGTTGCTGGTTTTCCTGAGCTTATTGGAAAAGAACTTGAGCAATATACAATGAGACAGATTAGGAGGGCTATTTGATGGCAGCTACAAATCTAAATACAGTTAGAGCAACGATTGAAAAACGCTTGAATGATGAATTTAGAACAGGTCAGCCGATACCCATAGTTTTTAACAATGTCCCTTTTGATGCCTCTACTGTCGATCAATATATTCAATGTATTACTAGCTTTGGATCAAGTTCATACCTTACTCAACAAGCACCAAATTCAAGTACCACTTCCACAAATCTTGTTGTTGGTCTTATTACTTGTAATATTTACACAAAGCAAGGATTAGGAGCAGGGGCAAATTTTACTATAAGCAAAAGAGTAAGAGATTTATTTAATAGAATTACAGTTTCTGATGTTCGTTTTGATCCACCAGTAGGGCCAGAGGTTCTTGAATCAACTCCAGAGGGCAAATTTCAAACACAGGTTAGAATAACATTTGAACTCTATGAGGCATTAACACCATGATCGAGATTACTGAAGAAATGCTTGACGCAATCGAGGCTGTCAAAGGTAGAAGAGAGCCACAGTATTGGGATCATCAATGCAGACGATATATGGAAGGCCAAAAAGCAAAAGCAAAAGCTGTAAAAAAACCAAAAAAAGGTTAATATAATTATAAATATTTCTTTTTATTGTTATGGCTGCTGTAAAAG